TTAAGTTTTCTTTAAATTGTGAATCTACTGTTTGTTCACAAGTGGGACAACTGTCCCCTAATTTTTTCATCTTTTCTAATAAAGTATTTGAACTATTTATAGCAGCTTTTATACTACCTTCTTCGGTTTGTAACTTATCATAAGACAATAACTCATTTGCTTTTATTTCATTTACTTTATTAATATTTATCTGCTTAAATAAGTCTTTATAACTATTATTATTTTTTATTTTTTTATTTTTTTCTGAGATATTTTCAAACTCTAATAATAAAGACCTCAAAGACTCCTCATCTTCGCTCGTATCAATTTCTAAATTTAACATTGGAAGTATGGTAGTACTCTCCAATTTATTGTCACGTAACCATTTTTCTATCGTTGCTATGGCCGCATTTATCTCAGCGATCTTAGCATTTGCTTGTCTAGAGGCTTCTTTGAAAACCTCGAACATCACGACATATTCTTCCAGGTGCAACAAATCAATTAGAAATTTCTTCCTATTCGTATCTGTAGCAGTTAAAAATTGTAAACTACTATTAGTGTTTTGATAAACTAATTGACTAAATGTTTTGAAATCTATACCTAAAATGTCTTGAAGAGTTTTATAGGTATTTGTAGCGGTGTGGCTGGAGATATCTTCTCCGTCTTTAAGAAGCTTCACTTTTATACTTGCTTTTCTAATCACAATTACTTCGTATAAAGTATCTTCTTTAGTAAAAGTCAGATGAATATCATACCCATTATTGATATATCTATTAGGAATATCTGCTTTTTTTATTCCTTTTGAATTTTTATTGTATAATACTTCTTCAATAATTAATGGTATGGAAGACTTTCCCATACCATTTTTACCAATTATTTGAGTAACATTATTACTATCTAAATCAAGTTCATTATTATCACCGTAGCTAAAGCAGTTATTCCATTTGAGCCTTTTGAGAGTAATCATTAAATGTTCCTATGATTTCGGATACGTTGTTAGGGTCTATTTCTAGTATATAATTTAGATATTCAATTAACTCTTCTTCTAATGTCATGTCTTTATCTATTAGAAGAGCAGCTTCAGAATTTCTCTTTACTACTTTTTTGTCTAGTAATTCTGAGTTTTTAATTGATGCCAGCTGTTGAATATCTCCCTCTATCTCATAGATAGTATGGTGATAATCTGTAGGAATCATCTCTTCAGCACTTTTTACAGTTTTTCTTATTAGTTGAGGCAGGTTAAACGGTTCCCATATCCAATCCCAAGTATTCTCAGCAATATATAAAAATCCTGTTGAGACTTCGGTTCTATGGAAAGAGGTAGTCATTGGACTGCCTGGATAAACAATGTTTCTCTGTGTATTGCTATGAGCGTGTAAATCGCCTGCAAACACAACCGGAAACGGGTCAAATCTATGTAGATCAACTTCAGGCTTCACATGAGGGGGTATCTCACCCCTCACATGAGTAAATAGAGGCCAATCAGGATTGAACTTTTCTATACTATTGGGCTTATGAAGATCTGCGTACGGAAGAATACTAAAACCTAAATCCTTATCCTCATAGGATATGTCAATAACACTGACCAATGGATTTATCTGTCTAGTAACATCTTTTAGCTGGGTAAAAAAGGTTTTATTCTTTTTTGTGGCTTCATGATTACCGTCAAAAATTAGAGTGGGTCTTTGAGCTTTAGATATAAAAGAAAAGTACAGCTCTAATTCTATCATAGTAGGCAACCTATCAAATAGGTCACCTCCAATGATATGCATAGAACAGCTTTTTTCTTGCTCTCTTATTGCTTCAAAAAATAACTCATACCGATTTAATGCCCACTTTACAGGGACATTTTTCTGGCCTAACTTTAGGTGCCAATCGGCTGTGAATAATATCATGCCACATTAAATTCTTCTTCAAGAGTGTCATCTACTTCACCAACCGCAGCCTTTCTAACTGTATCTAGAAGCTCTTTTTGAGCATCTGGAGTTGGTCTAGCCATAACGTCATCCATAGACTTGAGCTCGGCGATAGATTCCATTTCGTCTTCAGTTAATGCACGAGGCTTACACTTTAATACTTGTAGTTGATACTCTACATTATAAGCTAGTGGGCCGGTCTTTACTCGCTTAAAGCAAATATCCCAGCCATTATCTACATCAGTAGGGTCACCTAAATCTTCTGCGGCAATCATAATTTGTTCCCACAACTTCTTTTTAAGATTTAGTACTTTAACCTTACCATCAGTAGGGTCAATACATTGAGTAGCGTAGCTCCAGCCACACTTGAGATCAGGATAGTACTCACGTACCCAATCCTTTTCTTTGTTATTAAATCGTTCTGTGTCTCTATCAAATGATAGACACTCAAAAGGAATATTCTTGCCGTTCGTTCCTTCTATCCAATAAACGTATCTGGCAAGTATGTCGCCTACGACACGGACTTTGTTGTCTCCGTCTCGATAGGTAAAACTTTCGATTGAGCTTTTTTGAGCAGAGCCCTTCTGCTGATTAAATGAAATTGCCATTTCAATGTTTCTCCGTTGGGACTTCTTCATAAAGAAAGTGAATTAAATTATCACTATCTAAACGAAGTAGACTATTGTTTTTTATACTGTCAACAAGTAGATTTGCAAATGGAACGTGCAATAATTCTAATGTTGTGGTTTCGTGAGCAAGATACTCAGATATACTTCTAATAGAAGCAGCTGCTAAGTAAGTTGCTATCTCCCTATATGTATGCTTGTATGAATTATATAATAAAACATCTGGATGAGCTAAAAAACTAGTGCCAGTAAAATCATGTTTTCTATACTTATAGAGAACATCATATTTACTATCGGGGATTAGATTTTTGGAGACCATTTCAAATATTTTGAATATCTCTAATACATTGCCCTCAGATACGTCATATATTTTTTGCCAATCATACAACAGCATATATTATATCAACCTTTAAGGTGAATGTCAAGAACTATTTTTTAAAGCTCTTTTATTTCATATCCTTGTTTCATGTAGTATCCAACTCTGTTAGACGCCTGCCTTCTGGCAGTATCCCCCTTGAGGTGAATATCTATAATTACAGGGGTTGGTTTATCTTCTTCTTTTCTAATAATTCGACCAATTAACTGGGTTAATAAAGGTTCATTATTAATGGGTGTACCTAGGATTAAACAACTTAATTCATTTATAGAAATTCCTTCTGAAAAAATTGCTTGAGTCCCGTATAATACGTTTTTATTTCCAAATCGAAGTTCGTTTATTAACTCCTCTCTTTCTTCTTGCGGAATATCACCCGTGACGCAGATAGCTTTATCTCCTGTAAGTTCTGCGCATCTTTTTAGAAAAGCTACTCTATCACTAACTACTAAAACTTTATGTCCTTTAATAGCATAACCAGCAGCTAACATCGCCACGGTATGTCTATATTCTTCAGTAGTTGCTAGATTTGTAACTCTATTAGCCCAAGGTATTCTTGCGCCATCTAAGAATCTTATTTCAGAGTGGTATATATTTACTACTGGAGACATGAAATTTTCTTTAGGGGGTTTAAGAACTTTAGGACTAAAATAGTCTCTAAATACAACGTGTTTTCCGTCTTTACGTTCTATAGTGCCAGACAAGCCAATTTTATATCTACAGTAGTTTGTATCTAATATTCGAGAAAAGGTAGGGCTACTAACGTGATGCATTTCGTCTAAAATTACAGTTCCAAACTCTTTACGAATTTTATCTATATTTCTATAAAGAGTTTGAATATTTCCTATCACAATAGGACTATTAACATCGAAATGTCCACTTCCAATAATTCCAGGTTTAATCCCAAATACTTTTTCTACTTCCTTTGCCCATTGATTTCTTAGAGAGATAGTATGGACTACTACTAAGGTTTTCTGCCCTAACTTACTAGCTATTGCTAGTCCTGTAAAAGTCTTTCCCCAGCTAACCCAAGCATTTATAATACAATTATCTTCTACTGTATTATATACTTCTTGCTGGCTATCTCTTAAATCGAATTTGAACTTAGGAAATTCTTGCGGTTTTAATATTCTTTTATCTACAATCTCATGTCCATGTGGAATCAAGTCAATACGCCCTATAGGAATAGTTACAATACCTGGACGTACTATGGCCATGTTTTTTATTACTTGGGGGACTAAATCTTTTGGATTTTTTGGGGGTACTACATATGTAAGCTCTTTATCCAACTCTTCTTGGATTTCTGGAGTTACGTCTAAATAAATCCTATTACTTAATACTGCTTTCATATCTTCCTTCGAGTATCTTTCTTTTTAGTTTCAGAATACTCATAAATTATCCAAGGATATTCTCGTAGAAATAATACTCCTGCCCATAACATCTCTGGCTCAGGAGGTCTAGGTATAGTGAAAGGAGGCTTCCAGCTTTCTATCCAGATTAGAGAAGCTACAGTTTTTCTTTCAATTTTTCTTATTTTTCTATATCGTAACGGTAACATTTTTGTTTTTTGATAAATAAAGGGCATACCTGTACTATCTATAAAACAAAAAGATGGTTGTTTTATAATACCAATTACATTATTTACTGATTTTTTTAAAGGTAGAAGCCCTTTATGCGGGGTTTGAAGCCGTCTCTGCCCTAATGTCGTCCCTGACATATTCCTGTCATCTACCAACTCTCCGTCTAGGTACAATAGTCCGTCCGTTGTGTCCCAGTTACTTGATGGTAGAATAAATACTGGAAAATTTACTTTATCCAGAGTTCTGTATGTAACTATCATTCATATAGTCTCCATACTGTTTATCAAATTTGCCCATTGAGTAGTCATCTCCTATCTCGAAATCACAGCCTATAGGAGCGTCCGAAATAGATAATCCTCGATCCTTTTGAATAAAGTGTTGCAATGTCTCACAGTATGTATCTATTTCTTCATTAAACACTTCTGCCAATATAGAGTCGTGTACCAAAGCAAATATTCTAGCTCTCATATTTGATTCTTTGATATGTTTATCCATATCTATTGCGCCGAGGAGGTTAATATCAGAAGCAGTAGACTGCACCAGAAAATTAAGACCACTCCTAACTGTATGACTTCGAATAGCCTTATCTTCACTTTTAACATTTGGTAATCTCCTTTTGCGCCCGAAAAAACTATACACAAACCCATTTTGTTCTATAAATCTTTGATTTTTTGCAATCCAATCTTTTAATTTATGGAATGATTTGAAGTAATCGTGTATAACTTCGGAGGCTTCTTGGACACTGAAATACTTTCCGGAGTCCTTTGTAACTTGTTGACTTATTTTATGTGGCCCGGCTCCATACATAATTCCAAAAGTTACTGCCTTAGCAGCTTGTCTTTTGTAGGGGTATAATTCGGCCACTTCTTCTGCCTCACAGGGCAGTCTGAATACTGTTTTAGCAATCGTACTGTGAAAATTTCCGCCGGATCGAAACACATTCATAAGTGCTTCGTCATTTGCCAACTTAGCTGCCACATATACTTCTGCGGTTGTTAAATCCATTGCAACTATCTGCGACCCCGCTGAGGCTGTAATACACCCTTTAACAATCGGATTGTCACGAGGAATTTGTTGCATATTTAACTTACCGCTACTGCTAAGACGACCAGAAGTAGTAGAGTGGAGGTTAAAAGAAGTCCTAAGACGGCTATCCTTATCCAGCTGCGGTATGATTTTGTCCAGATAAGTATTTTTAATTTTGGATTTTTGACGGATGTCCAAGATATGTTTGGGAAGTTCAGACTTTTCTGCAAGTATATTGAGGACTTCCGAATCTGTTGACTGTTGGCCTGTTCCAGTTTTCTTACCAGTAGGATTAAGGCCAATAAAGTCAAACAAAAGGCTACGAAGTTGAACAGTGCTATTAGGGTTAAAAGGTTTGCCATTTAATTTCTCAAATTTCTCTATATCAAAATCTTTATACATCTTTTTGATAGCTTCATCAATGTTTTGTTGCATTAGATCCTGAGCTACAATTAGTCTCATTTTGTCAAATGGAACACCGTTTTCCTGAGTAGTTAGTAAAAATCTAGTACCTGGAAGTAATAAGTTCTTATACACCCAAGCAAGTTTTTCATTTTCTTTAATCTTTACAAATTTCTCATATACTTTAAATGTAACTAACGCATCCATAGCGGCATATGTTTTCATTACATCAAAGGGAATATCTTCCCATTGGAAATCAGCTTTAAGTATTCTGTTTTCTTTCTTGTAGTTCTCTATCCAATCATACATTGGCTTTTCGTAGTCTCCATACGGAGTATACTTTAGTGCCAATGACTTCAATCCGTGATGACCTGGATTTTCGTTAACTAAATAAGATAAGAGCATAGTATCTTCTATATTTGGAAAATTAAAGCCAAAATGATACTCAAACCATGCAAGGTCAAACTTAGCATTATGAAAAATTACAGTTTTCTTATTAAATAATTCTTGTAATTTTTTCTCAATTACTCCGTTAAAATCAATACAATCAGTACTAATATAAGCTGCTGTCTGCCCATCATAACATAAAGACAGCCCCAACATATACCCATTTCTAGGATATAGATTGGATGTCTCTGAGTCGAGAGCTATAAAGTCATCTTCATATGCGATGGCTTTATCTATAAATTCTTCTGCTTCTTTGGGATCTGTAATTCCAAAAGCAATACTATCATCAATTACTATATCTTGTATCTCGCCATTGATATACTTAATAATATTATCTTTTGAAGTTTCCCAAGTCTTTTTAGCTTCGGGTTTAAACTTTAACATGGCAGGATTGATTACTGGAAGAAATTTCTTGTCAACTTTCTTTCCAGTATATTCGGTGACTGAATTAATCTTAGTGAAGTATTTTAATGATTCACTTCCTACTAAGATGATCCAATCATATGATGAGGTGTCTATGTCAATATCGCAATCTCGTTTTAGAACTTTTTTGATCGCGGGGTCTGAACATAACTGAAACTGATCAAAAGAGAACTCTCCTCCGAACAGTTGGTTCCAGTCATTTCTACTGGGTTTAGTTTCTACTAATGCAACTTTAGGCATATAATTTACTCGTTAGTTTATCAACTTGGGATTGTGCTAGTGCTCCAGGATCGGTATGCTGCAAACATATATTCCTAGATAAGAGACCAATTCTCTCACACATAGCTTCTATTTTTTTAGCGGCTTCCTGACCGGCATCGTCTCCATCGAAAAATATATCTACTCCTGACGCGCCTTGCATAGAAAGCATACTTAATTTATCTTCATTTATATTTGATGTGCCAAAACAACATACGGCATTTGTTAAGCCTTTATCATGTAGATTTATCACATCAAATATACCCTCTACCAATATTATTTTATTCTTCCTAGGGGTTACTGTAGGGAAGAGGGGCATTTTAGCACCTCTAGGACTAATTTTATACTTAGGTATTCCATCTGTTAAATGTCTACCGTTGAACGCAACTATTTTACCAGACACATCTCTTATAGGAAAAACTATCCTATTAATATAATCTGGGTTAGTATGTTGAAACGCTTCAAATTTTCTATAAGTTTCTGGCCGTATATTACGCCAGTTACCAACATAGGGGATATAATTAAAAGGAAAGGATAGACCAATACTTTCTGCTCTTTTTTCTATAAGTTTTTGCTTGAAGAGTTCTTTTCGTACCTGTAAATGATTTATTCGTTCATTAAATAAAGCAAGAATACTGCCTTTATATCCGCACGAAAAACATTGAAAAACTCCTGTAACTTTATCTATCCGCATACTTGGGTTAGAGTCATCGTGTTCAGGATTTAGACAATGTACAAGGTAATCATTACCCTTAGGAAAGTATTTAATTCCCCTTTGTTCTAAAATATCATCAATCATATTATGCTGTTAAAGCGTCTAAGACTTGTTCTGCTTCGTAAAGGATAGCTTTTTGATCATCATCTAAAAGACCTTCATAAATTCTTAACTTACTGGCGTATAAATTTATATCTTCTAGATGCACATTACTTAGGCTTTCTATCAGATTTTGACAATGATCGTATATTATGGTTTCTGCGGCTTCTCTGGTTATCATAGGTTGTTTTCTCAGTATGATATATTATACTAAATTTCAATATAAGAGTCAAGAAATATTTTTATATGTCATCTATCTCTTCCCCAGTTTTGGAAGCTTCATCCTCTTGTTCTTGAGGAGTTAAGGCAGACTCTGGGCCTATCTTTAAACTATCCCAATTTATGGTAGAGGTAAAAGACTCCATGGAAGCATTTCTCATTTTCTGACAGTTAAATGAAATTACACCATCATCATGTCCATAGGTCTCTATAGAATATGCAGCATCCGCAGCATCCAGGATTCCCTTTGCGAACCTGGCTTCTCCAGTAGCATC